GGCTAGACGCCGCTATCGCCCAGGACGCCATGGCGAGCCTGGCCGATGGCTTTGCGCCGCCGGCGCCGAGCGGATCGCCGCCCTATTCGCCGAGTGCCGCACTCGCGGCCGCCAACGTCACCGGCATGCTGCAGCTCGCCCGGCTCGCGGCGCTGTTCGCGTGGGCGAATGCGGTGGTCGGGCGCACCTATACGGACCGGCCGTCGGCGGTCACAGCGCGCGCGGAATGTGCCGAGCGTTTCGAACGCGAATTGAATCATTGCCCCGGCGCTCGCTTCGCCGCGCTCTATCTCGCCATCGAGCAGGTGCAGGGCGCGGTGGTTTCCTATCTGACGCAATTGATGGCGAACCTGGCGCCGATCGTCGAAGTCGAGGCCGCGGTCGCCATGCCGTCGCTGGTCGCCGCCTGGCGGCTCTATCAGGACCCGACGCGCGCGGTCGATCTCGCGCTGCGCAACCAGGTGCGGCATCCGTCGTTCATGCCGCTGCAATTCCAGGCGCTGGCGCCTGGTTACGCCGCGCCGGGAATTCCGACCGCGTGGCCCGCGCCGCCGCTGTAAGTGCGCCGCCCTCCAACCCAACTTACGCACGGCTTTATTGGAGAAAACCGCTTGACCTCGCTCCAGTTAAGCCTCGCGCAAAAAGGGTTGGTGTCGCGGCTTTTTGCGCGAGGCTAAAAAATGGGTCCGGAGCTGGTCACCGTCTCCGCCGGCGGCGGCAATTATTCGGCCTTTGAGAGTTTCGAGGCGACGGCCGGCTTCAACGAGGCGGCGCGCGGCTTCAGTCTCACGATCGCGGCGGCGCTCGGCGGCGATGCGACCGCGGCCGTCTTTACCGGCGGCACCGAGGTTTCCATTTCGGCGAACGGTGATTTGCTGGTCACCGGCTATGTCGATCGCTACAAGCCGCACCTTAACGAGCACTCCGAGGCGCTCATCCACGTCGCCGGCCGCGGCAAGGCGCAGGATGCCATCGACTCCTCGGCGGTGCATCCGACCGGCTATTTTGAAAATCAGACGCCGCTGCAAATCGCCCAGGCGCTCGATCAATTCGGCGTCGGCTTTTCGTCCGACCAGGACATGCCGCCGCTGCCGTTCTATCAGATCACGCCGGGCGAGACGGTGTTTCGCTGCATCGAAAAAATCTGCCGCCAGCAGGGCCTGGTGCTCGCCGGCCAGCCGGACGGTTCGATCAAGCTCACCAAGCTTTCGGCGGTAAGCCAGGCGCCGCTGCTCGAGGGCGTCAATTGCAAGGGGTTGTCCGCGGATCACAATTGGGCCGGCCGGCATTCCCACGTCATTGCCCGCGGCCAACGCGCGTCAGGCACCGGCGCCGCGAACACGCAAATCGAGCAGACCGCGACCGATGGCGCGGTGACGCGCTATCGCCCGCACGTGCTGGTCATCGACGGCGATACCGATCCGACGCGGGCGCTGGCGCGGGCGCGCTATCGCATCGCGCGCGAAGCCGGCCACGCGCTGAAGGCGCAAGTGGCGGCGCAGGGTTTTCACGACGATGCCGGCAAGCTGTGGACGCCGGGTTGCACCGTGTTTCTCGATTCCGCGTTTCTCGCCGTGCATCAGCTTATGGGCATCGAGCGCGTCGCCTACAAACAAGATCGCTCGGGCGGCAGCATCGCGCGTCTGAGCCTGGTCGATCCGCGGGCGTTCGGCGGCCAGTCCGGCAAGGGCGGCAGCGCCGGCGACGCCTGGGATACCGACGCCGGCGGGGACGAATAAATGCGCGGCGCTTGGCCTTCACAGTCGCTCGAGCATCACGATGCGATCGGCGGCACGCTGCGCCGCGCGACGATCCTGAAAGTCGACGATAGCGGCCCGCAGCAGCTCCTCAATCTGCAGGGCCTGGCGGCGGATTTTCCGAGAAACGTCGTGCATATCTTTCCGCACGGCTTTTCCTCAAATTCTCCCCTTAACGCCGAGGGCATTCTCAAATCGCTCGGCGGCCGTTCCGACCGCGCTATGTTCATCGGTGGTGAACATCCGCAATACCGGCAGCGTAATCTGCCGAGCGGCAATGCGGTTTTGTATGACGATCAAGGCAATGTTGTTTGGATGAAAGGCGCCGGCGGCGTCACCATTCAGACGGCGGCCGGCGAGATCGCGATCTCGAGCGCTGTCAAAATCTCGATCCAGGCGAACGGCGACATCACCGTCGATCCCGGCAATGGCGGCCGGGTCCTATTGGGCGGCGGCGGCGAGACTACCGGCACCTTCTCCGCTGTCGTGACGGTCGCCGGCCCGGCGCTCAACGTGCTCGCGAGGATTGCCTAATGATCCTCGATCCGACCGATCCGTCGACGCTAACGAGCGATGCGCTCGCGGCCGACGAGGTTCTGCTCGACGCGGCCATCGCGACGGCTGGCGTTGCGATGCCGCTCGCAACCGCGCAGCGGCTAAAATCCGGCTTTGTCGATGGCGTATTCAATGCGCTGCGCCAGGCGCCGATCGCATTCACGGTCGGCGCATCGGCCTACACTTGGGACGCGCGCGATGAGGCGCAATCGGCTCTGAATGCGGCGCTTGTGTCGGCGCTGGTCGCCGGCGGCAACGCGGCCTTTGTCGATCTATTCAACCAGCTAACGGCAATTCTCGCCCAGGTGACTCTTGCGATCGGTAACGTCTCCGGCGGCGTGTCGTTTGTTGATCCTGACGCCTTAACCGGACCGGAGGTGATGATCGGCTCGGTGGCCTGGACGCCGATCGGCGCGACGGCAACGGTCACACTGACGGCGGCGCAGGCCGGCGGATTGATCGCGGCGGTGACGGCGCGGCGGGCGACGCTGCAGGGCCTGCGTCTGACCAAACAAGCCGCGATTGCCGCGTGCACCAACAATCCTGGCGTCATGGCGCTGGCGGTGTCATCAGGGTGGTAGCGCGCAATGACTGACTTTCTGATCCGCGCGGCGGAAGGGTGTGCGCTCGATCCTTTTTTGCTTTGGGATAGCGTTCACAAAAGTGTCGAGGACGACACCGATTTTGTTTGCGACTTCGCGCTCGCCGCGCCGGGCGCGAATACGCTGAATGTCGGCGGGTTGCAGTCGATCGCGGCGCTCGGCACCGCGGTTTATCTGCTCTTGTTCACCGATGTCTATTGTCCGCCCGAGCATCCGCTGGCGTTCCTCGCCGGTCCCGACAAGCGTGGATGGTGGGGTGACGGCGTCGACGTGCGCACCGATCTCGGCGAGAAGCCGCTCGGTTCTCTGTTGTGGCTGCTCGAGCGCGCGCCGCTGGTCGCCGCCGGCGTGCCGATCGAGCAATGGGCGCAGACGCTGGCGACCGATGCGCTGGCGGTGCTGTTGTCGCAGGGCGCGGTGGCGAAGATCGATGTTGCGGCCGCCGTCAATCCGGCGCTGAGTCGCGTCGAATTGTCGGTGCAGATATACGGCCGCGACGGCGCCGGGGCGTTCAGCGGCAAGTTCTTTGTTGTTTGGCGGCAGATGAAGTGAGGCCGGGATTATGCCCTTTCCGATTCCCGCGCTCGCCGATCTCGTTCAGCGTTCCCGCGCCGCGTTCCGCAACTATTTGCCGGGCAGCGACGCGTGGCTGTGGCCGAACAATCTAAATCCGGCGGCCAAGGTCATCGCCGGCATGACCTTCGAGGTGTTCGGCTTCGCCGATTACATCTGCAAGCAAAAATTCGCCATCACCGCCGACGGCGACAATCTGGATCTGCACGGCGCCGAGCTGGGCCTGGCGCGCCGGCCGGCGCAGCCGTCGGGCGGCAACGTCATTATAACGTCGACGAATGGCGCGCTCAGTGTCGCTGCCGCGGCGCAATTTGCGCGCGCCGACGGCGTCTTGATCGTCGCGCAGCAGTCGGGCTCGCTGTCGGCATCTGGTGCGCTGTCGCTCGCCGTCGAGGCGGCCGCCGGCGGCCAAAACACCACGACGATCGCGGGGACCGAATTGACGCCGATCTCCGGTCTGACCGGGCCGGGAGCGGCGACGGCGACGATCGCTGTCGATCAGGATGGCCTCGCCGGCGGCATGAATGTCGAACTGGACGGCGAGCCCTACACCACCGACCTGTCGACGTTTCGCGGCCGCATCCTATTCCGCAAGCGCAACCCGCCTTTCGGCGGCTGCCCTGCCGATTATGTGCAATGGTGCACCAACGTGCCGGGCGTCACGCGGGTATTTGTCGAGCGGTTGTGGAATGGGCCGGGCACCGTCCGCGTGTTTCCGGTCATGGACGATCTCTATGCGGCGACCGGCGGCGTGCCGGGTCCGGCCGACATCGCCCGCGTCATCGATTATCTCGCCGGCGTGCAACCGTCCGACGCCTTGGTCACCGTGCAGGCGCCGTCGCCGGTGACGGTCGATCTGACCGTGCAAGGCTTGCGGCCTGGCACGACGGACGTAGAGGAGGGCGTGCTCGGCGAGTTGCGCGCCTCGTTCCGGCGAAATTCGCGCGTCGCCGGCAATGACGTCTATTTCCCGTCGATGCCGTATCTGGCGCATCCGACGTCCTATGCGCTGCAGTGGCTTTGGGGCGCGCTCAATGATGCCGCGGGCGAGACGCGGGCCAAACTCGTTTTGCCGAATGCTGACATCCCGCTTGGTGCCGGCCAGTTCCCGGTGCTCGGCAACCTGACCTTTATGTGAGGCGCCGGCCATGAGTTGCCCCGCAACGCAGCCGGCGCCGTTTGCTTGTCCGACGCTCGAGCAGTCGATCGATGCGACGGCGCAGCTCTGGCCGCGCGGACGCACGTGGCCGGTCAATGACCGCTCGATGCTGCCGCGCTTCCTGCAATGGCTCGGCGCCCTTACCGGCATCCCGGCGCCGAGCGCTTGGCCGGCGGGCTTCGTGCAGGCCGGCTTCAATGCCGCAATCGGCGCGGTGCGCAATTATCTCGAGACGCAGCTCTGCGCCTTACGGCTCGAATTTTGGTGCGCCACCGAGACGCTCACGAATGATCTTTGGATGGCCGAATACGGGCTGCCCGACGATTGCGAGCCGTTCCCGCAGCTCTGCGTCAAG